CAGGTGCCGTATGTCGTTGACCAGGCTATTCCTGATATCGCGGCTGGTGCCAAATTTGCCTACTTCGGCGATTTTAACCGCTTTATCGTTCGTCGTGTCACTTACATGACGTTGAAACGGCTGGTTGAGCGTTACGCAGAGTATGATCAGACTGGCTTCCTGGCCTTCCACCGCTTCGACTGTGTGCTTGAAGATACTGGCGCGATTAAGGCGCTGGTGGGCAAACCGGCATCTGGCGGCTAAGGCAATAATCAGCTTCAACCTCCACCGCTCCGGCGGTTTTTTTATGCCCGCAGTTCGCTGCGGGCCAGGGAAAACACATGAGCACAACGATTGAGATGTTGCGGGCGCAGTGTCGGATCGATATCGACGACACCACGGAAGATGAGGTGCTTACGCTCTATTATGGTGCCGCGCGCCGAAAGGCGGAGAACTTCATCAACCGCCATCTTTATGAAGAAGAAGTGCCGGAAACTGATCCTGACGGGCTGGTGATTGCTGACGACATCCTCCTGGCGCTGATGCTGCTTGTCGGGCACTGGTATGAAAACAGAGAAGAGTCGTCAGACGCAGCAAAAACCAGCATCCCATTTGGCTTTACATCGCTGATAGAGCCGTACCGCTATATTCCGCTCTAGGAGGAACTATGCAGGCAGGACGATTACGGCATCGCGTCACTATTCAGAACTTCACAATATCAAAAACACCTTCCGGCCAGCCGGTAGAAAGCTGGGCTGATGGAAAAACTATCTGGGCCGAGGTTAAAGGGATCAGCGGTAGGGAGCTGTTAGCCGCTGGCGTTGAGCGTGCTGATGCCACCATTCGCGTCTGGGTGCGTTTTCGTACAGACATCTCAGCTTCTTCCCGTTTGAAAGTACTGAATGGACCATACAAAGATGCGGTCCTGAATGTCACTGGGCCTCCGGTTCCGGATATCAAAGGAACCCGGCTGGAAATTCTCTGCAAACAGGGGACCGAAAAATGATTGATGTGAATCTGGATTTTTCCGGGTTGCAGGATATTGCCCGCGATCTGCAAACGCTCAGCAAGGCCGAAAATAATAGAGTTCTCCGGGAGTCGACCCGTGCTGGTGCCGAATTGCTCCGCGAGGAGGTGATTGATCGCGCTCCTGAGAAATCCGGAAAACTGAAGAAAAACGTTGTTGTCGTCACCCAGAAAAGTCGCCGTCGCGGTGAAATTTCATCTGGGGTGCATATTCGTGGCGTTAACCCGCGAACGGGGAACAGCGACAATACAATGAAGGCCAGCAACAAGCGGAATGCGTTTTACTGGCGCTTCGTGGAGTTGGGAACATCTACAGCGCCTGCACATCCGTTTGTTCGCCCAGCTTTTGATACCCGCATGGAAGAAGCTACGCAGGTGGCGATGCAGCGGATGAATCAGGCTATCGATGAGGTGTTATCAAAATGACAGAGGATGATCTCTATGACCTGCTGTCGACGCTGGCAGACGGGCGGGTTTATCCGTATGTGGTGCCGCTAGGCAGCGACGGACTTCCTGCAGTTTCCACTCCCTATGTCATTTTCTCGATACCGACTGATGTTGCCGGGGATGTTTTCTGCGGCCAGGCAGAGTCGACACTGCGCATTCAGGTTGATGTATGGGCTGAAACGAATGACGAAGCCAGAGCGTTACGCCTGGACGCCCTGGCTCGCCTGCAGGTACTTTCACCTGTCGAGGTGACAAAAATTCCTGGCTACGACACGACAACCCATCTTCATCGGGCAACCCTCGAAATAACGGTCATTGCCTGACAAAAACCAATCCAATCCGACCGCCACTGGCGGTTTTTTCATTTATGGAGGCTGCGATGTCAGCACTATTTGAACGTGCCCAAAAAACGGTAGTAATGATTACCTCTGTGCCGGTCACCGCGGCAGAGCTGGATACCGCAACCTGGTTAAACCTGAGTTGCACTATCAAACAGGCAAGCTTTACCGCTGGTCAGAAAAACGATATTGACGTGACAACGCTCTGTTCGGATGAAACGGAAAATATCAACGGCCTTCCTGCTCCGTCTGAAATGTCACTTTCCGGTAACTTCTACCGCAACCCGGCGCAGGATGCACTTCGTGAAGCATATGATAACGACGGGGTTTATGGGTTTAAGGTTATTTTCCCGTCTGGTAATGGATTCCTGATGCGCGCTGAGGTACGTCAGCACACCTGGGATTCTCAAACCAATGGCGTGGTTGCTGCAACGTTCTCGCTGCGTCTGAAAGGTAAACCCACCAATATTAACGCCCCAGGAGATCTGTCGTTTGCTACTGACCTTCCGGCGTCCCAAACGGTCGCGGCAGGAAGCGCCCTGACCATGGGCGTGGTCGTCCAGGGCGGTACGGCACCTTATACCTACGCCTGGAAAAAGGGCACCTCGACGGTCAGCGGCCAGACCAGCGCAACGTTTACGAAAGCCAGCGCTGTATCCGGTGATGCCGGGGTTTATTCCTGCGTGGTTACTGATGCCGATGGCACTGTGATCACTTCTTCTGATTGCACCGTCACCATCAATTAACGGAGCGCCGGGAGACCGGCGATAAAATTAATGTCAAAACCGAGTCTTAAAGCACTGGCACTGGCACCGATGGCGGGCTTTCGTAAAAAAGAAGTCTCCGTTCCGGAGTGGGATAACGCCAAAGTCATCATTCGTGAGCCATCAGCAGAAGCCTGGATTCGCTGGCAGGGCATTGCCAGCCCGGAACCACCCAAACTACCGGAAGGGCAGGAGCCCCAGGAGGCACCAGAACTGACCCCTTCAGAACGAGCCTTCCGCACGATGCGGGCCGACGTCACGCTTTTCATCGATATTTTGCTGGATACCGACCTGCAGCCCGTCTTTACTGTCGATGACACCGAACAGGTTGAAGCGATCTATGGCCCTGTGCATTCCCGGCTGTTGAAGCAGGCACTTGATCTCATTCGTGACGCGGATGATGCTAAAGCAAAGTAAAAATGCCTGGCATGCAGTTCCTGATGGCGCTGGCGCTCCGGATGGGCCGCACGCTGGGCGAACTGCGACAAACCATGACGGTTGGCGAATTCAGGATGTGGGCTGAGTACGACCGTATCAGCCCAATCGGCGATATTCGCGGCGATATCCTCAATGCTCAGCTGGTATCTGCGGTTTACGGAGCGCAGGGCGTTAAAGTCACCATTGAAGATGCTCAGCTTCAGTGGAGCACAGAAGAGATTGATGTAAACGACGGCGGCGATCCCTTTGCAGGGCTGGAAGCGGCACTGCTGGCTGCGTCAGCATAGCCAGTAATAATTCGTGTGGATGCCACTCATAACAGGTGTTATGTTGTTTTTTTTGACACACGGAGTGCTTTAAATGACTACTACTGGCTGGATATTATTATTTGTTTTTGCTCGCCTTATTGATCTTGTTATCTGGTATTTCCTGAACAGAGGAAGCGTAAGAGCTAATGATCAGATCGCTATGCTTAAAGAAATCTCTGAAAAGCAAAGTGCTCAAATTGATCTTCTGATTGCACTTGCTCATAAAAAAGAGGAACCAGAAAAAGATTATCTGGAAGAAGCAAGGAAAAAAGCTGGTTTAATTTAATAATATTGAAATCATAAAAAAGCCCCACAATGTGGGGCTTTTTGTTTCTGAGGAAATGAAATGGCAACCCTGCGTGAACTTATCATTAAAGTTTCTGCTAACTCTCAGTCATTCCAGACCGAGATAGCCCGCGCGTCACGTATGGGGGCTGACTATTATAAGACAATGCAGAATGGCGGCAGGCAGGCTGCAGCTTCAGTTCGGGAAACTCGCCGTTCTGTTGCAGAGCTAACTGACCAGATGGAGTCAGCAAAGGCTACCGCACTTGGATTGACCGGGGCATTTGCTGGTGCTTTTGCTACGGGGCATTTGATATCCCTGGCTGATGAATGGAATTCAGTAAACGCCCGCTTAAAACAGGCATCTCAGTCAACTGATGATTTTACCAGCTCTCAAAAACAGCTGATGGATATCAGCCAGAAAACGGGCACATCTTTTTCTGACAACGCTAATTTATTTTCCCGTTCAGCAGCCTCAATGCGGGAATATGGTTACAGCTCTAGCCAGGTGCTGGATATTACTGAGGCTATTTCTACTGGTTTAAAACTTTCTGGCGCGAATGCTCAGGAGTCCAGTTCGGTCATCACTCAGTTTAGCCAGGCTCTGGCGCAGGGCGTGCTGAGAGGTGAAGAATTCAATGCAGTCAACGAGAGCGGCGACAGGGTTATACGGGCGCTTGCGGCAGGGATGGGGGTTGCGCGTAAAGACCTTAAATCTATGGCGGATCAGGGGCAGTTAACCATTGATAAAGTAGTGCCAGCCCTCATCAGCCAGCTTGGTAAGCTACGGAATGAATATGGTGAATTGCCGCAGACTGTTTCATCGTCGGCAACAAAAGTTGAAAACGCTTTTATGCAATGGGTCGGTGGAGCTAATGAAGCTAGTGGCGCCACAAATACCCTGACCGGATTACTTCATGGCGTAGCCAACAATATTGATCAGGTCGCCACTGCTGCCGGAGCGCTTGTTGCCGTTGGCGCAGCCCGATATTTGGGAAATATGGCTCTTGGTGCCAGCTCTGCAACGGCTGGGATTATTAACGCCGCAAAAAGTGAAGTAGCTTTAGCTGAAGCCCAGGTCAGAGGGACGCAGGTTTCGACAGCTCGCGCGCGTGCTGCAGTTTATCGTGCCCAGCAGGCACTGGCAGCGGCGCGGGGTACAGACGCGCAGGCCGCCGCAGAAAAACGGCTCTCACTGGCGCAGGAGTCACTTAACCGTAATATTCAGGCCAGAGTATCCGCTCAGACTGCGCTGAACTCGGTTACTGCTGTAGGTTCGCGGCTCATGGGGGGAGCATTAAGCCTCGTTGGCGGTATTCCAGGGCTGGTTCTGCTTGGTGCCGGTGCCTGGTACACGATGTACCAGAATCAGGAACAGGCCAGATTATCCGCTCAGGAATATGCAAACACCATTGATGCAGTCCGTGAAAAGACAAAATCAATGTCCCTGCCCGAAGTTTCTGATAATGAGACCAAAACCCGTCAGGCGCTGGAGGAGCAAAACCGTCTTGTTGATGCACAGGCATCAAAAGTAAAAAGCCTGAAGGAAGAGATTGCGGGTTATCAGTATGTTCTGTCCAACCCCGGGCCGACAACCAGTGGCGGTTTCATGATAAACCACCTTACTTCGGTTGAAACGGTCACCCGTAGTCTGGAAGAAGCGACTTCCGCTCTGGCCGTTGAACAGGAGAGGCTGACTCAGATGCAGGCTAAGTCTGAGTCGATCCAGTCGGTACTGGAAGGGATAGAGAACAGGAGAATAGCATTAATCCGGCAGCAGGCCGCAGAACAGAATTCAGCATATCAATCGTTATTAATGATGAACGGTGAGCATACTGAATTTAACCGTCTGCTGGGTCTCGGAAATAATCTCCTCATGGCCCGGCAGGGGCTGGTAAACGCACCACTACGCTTACCACAGGTAGACCTGACAACCCAGCAAACGGCTGCACTGGAAAAAAGCCGCCGTGACCTGGCGCTTTCAAAACTCAAAGGAGAGGACAAAGAACGCGCGCGACTGGGTTACGCTGCGGATGACCTGGGGTTAACTAACGATCCTCAGTTTCAGACCGGACGGCAGGAGTTGATTAATAACGGCCTGAATGAATGGAGAAACAACCAGGAAAATAAACCCAAGCCAAAAGGAAGGCATGGGAAAACCGAGGCGGAGAAAACCGAAGATACCTATACCCGGCTGATTAAACAGCAACGGGAGCAAATTGCTCTTTCCAGCCAAAACACTGAACTGGCAAAGATGAAATATCAGGTTACTCAGGGGGAATTATCTTCGCTTGAAAAATCCAAAAAGGAAACATTGCTACACAATGCTGCGCTTATTGATCAGAAAAATATCGCTGAACAGTTAAAAACATTCCGCGAAGGTCTGGCCGACAGTAATGCTGCCGCCCGGGAAAGGGGGAATATCGATTTCCTCGGCGCGGGACAAGGGGATAAAGCCCGTGATCGAATGAAGGAAATGGCGGATATTCGCGCTGATTTTCTGAGGCAGCAGCGTGATTTACAGCGTGATTTCAGTCGTGGGCAGATTTCCGAAGACCTGTATAAAAAGCAAACGGAAGCGCTTAAAACGGCGCTTGCCGAACGCCTGGATATTCAGGAGGAGTATTACAAAAAAACCGATGAACAGCAGTCAGACTGGCGCGCGGGAATCAGCGATTCCCTGATGAACTATGCCGATCAGGCTTCTGATCTGAGTTCAATGGCTGCCACTGCAACCAGCGAGATTCTGGATGCCACCACAAACTCTATCTCTAACAACCTGACAAACGTCCTGACAGGCGCTGCTTCTTTTAAAGATGGGATGTCTAATATTTTCTCTTCCCTGGGCGAAACGGTGATTAAGACGCTGATCCAGATGGCAACACAGGCGTTAATCACCAAAGCAATTATGGCGTCATTTGGCGGCGGAGCGGGTGGGTTGTTCGGTAGTCTTTTTGGCGGTGCCAGCGGTGCGGCAAGTAGTGGTACCGCTATTCAAAGCGCGGGAGCTAATTTTTCATTTAACGCTCTCGGAGGCGTTTACGATTCTCCGTCACTTTCTGCCTACAGCAATGGTGTTTACAGCACTCCCCAATATTTTGCGTTTGCGAAAGGGGCAGGTGTATTCGGCGAGGCCGGGCCCGAAGCCATCATGCCGCTTACCCGTGGCGCTGATGGTTCGCTGGGGGTTCGTGCGGTTGGACGTGAGTCACCGGCAGTCCAGGATGCTGCAAGGCAGATTGAGGCGCAACCAAGAATCGCGGTCAGTGTTGATGCCCGTAGCACGTTTAGCGGGCAACCTGACGACGCAACAATGCTGGCAGTAGATCGAAGGAATGCTGCACTGGAACGACGCATCATCAACACACTCACTGCTGAAGTAAATAACCCCCAGAAGAAATTCGGACGCGCCATCTACTCCAATCTACAGCCCAAAAAACCAAGATAGACTGCCCGGAGGGAAAGTTAATGGCGGATATTATCTATCCGGATGAGTACCTGCCCATGCCTCTTATGGACGGGTACGGTTTTAAGCCCATCTCACCTTTACTGCGAACGGAAATGACGTCCGGTCGAGCAAGGCAAAGGCGGCGATACACCTCAACACCCACCCAGGCCTCGGTTAAATGGATTTTTCAGACTGATGCGCTGGCGCAGGTGTTTGAGGCCTTTTTCAGGGACGCACTGAAAGACGGACAGTCTTGGTTCTATCTGAGGCTCCAGACTCCGATCGGGGTAAAGCCCTACAAAGCCAGGTTCATTGATATTTACGAAGGTCCGACACTTGTCGCGCCAAAATACTGGCAGTACAGCGCAACGCTGGAGTTATGGGAGCGTCCGTTACCGCCTACAGGATGGGGGAATTACCCGGAATGGCTGGCTGGTCAGTCGTTACTGGATATTGCGCTAAACAGAGAGTGGCCTGAGCATGACAATTCTTGAGCAACTTTATGCAAGCAGCGGCTCTGAAGTCATTCACGACACGCTGCAGATCACGGCAGGTGATCAGAACTACTGGCTTACCCGCGGGTGGGACAATATTACTGTCTCGTTAGAAGACGGGCAGCAGGTAACGTTTGAAGGGTGTGCTATCGATATAGCATTGCCTGCCAGGAATGCCGACGGAACGCAAGATCTGAAATTTTCCATCAGTAACATCGATGGTGTCGTATCCGATGCGATTGACAGAATTCTGGACGAAATGAAATCGGCAACACTGACTTTTCGGCGGTATATCTCCTCTGATTTATCTGCACCTGCGGCATCGCCTTACACCCTTGATGTGAAATCCGGATCGTGGACGGCAACTGCGGTGCAGGTAACTGCCGGATATATGAACATCCTTAAAACGGCCTGGCCGCGTAATCGTTATAACCTGGCTGAACATCCCGGTCTTCGTTATATGTCTTCCTGAGGTATTCACATGTTCCATTCTGATAAATACCTTTCGGTCAAATGGCTGAAGGGCGGGCGCGTTTATCCTGAGCTCGACTGTTTCGGCATTATCAATGAAATCCGCGGCGATCTCCTTCTCCCGTTATGGCCGGATTTTTCCGGCGTGACGAAAGATGAGGGAGGGCTCGATCGTGAGGCCAGGAAGTTTATGAAATCCCTCACACGCTGTGAGCCTTGTATCGGGGCCGGGGTTGCTTGTTATTCAGGATCAACCGTGACGCATGTTGGTATCGTTGTTTTGCTGGATGGCCAGTTGCAGGTTGCCGAATGTAATCCGGGAACCAATGTCACCTTTCTACCTCTTCCGCGATTTGTCCGTCGGTTTAACCGTGTGGAGTTCTGGCAATGACGATAAGAATCTACCCTTCCCGGCTCCCCGGAGAACCGCTTGAAACTCATGAGCACGGCAATATTACGCTGCATCAATGGATGGTCAGAAATGTTCCTGGGTACAGCCAGGACAGATCGCACCCAGTTGCCGTTGAATTAAATGGCCGCACACTTCCTCCCGATGAGTGGCCGCTTTGCCAGTTGAGCCCTGACAGTGATGTCAGAATTTATCCTGTTCCCTACGGAACGGGGCTGGAAATTGCTGTCTGGGTTTCTGTTGCGATTTCAGCTGCCAGCGCAGCCTACTCGTTGTTCTTCGGGCCGAAAGTCGATCTCGGTGGTTATTCATCGGGGAGTGGTCGCTCACTTGAGCTTAATCCAGCAAAAGCTAACACGGCAAAACTAGGTGACCCGATACGTGAGGTGTTTGGTCGATGCCGCATCTATCCTGATTATCTGGTGCAGCCGGTTACCCGTTTTGACCCCGATGATCCAACGCGAATGACGGTCGAAATGTTTCTTTGTGTCGGGCAGGGGAGATTTTCGTTTACGGGAGGAGATAAACGGATTGGAGAAACCCCGGCAGCCTCGCTGGGTGATGGTTTCAGCGATAAGGTGTACCAGCCAGGAGAGGACGTATCTTCTGATCCGCGAAGTGAAAACTGGTTCAACTCGACAGAAGTCGGCGGAACATCAAGCGGAACAGGGCTGGATATGGCCCAGACCTCACCTGATTCCGACGATATTATTGCTGACAGCATGACTGTTTCTGGTGCATCTGTAACATTTACAGGTCTTGATACGGATGATGGCGACGATGACGACGAGGATGATAATTCTCTCCCGGACAGCTGGATAACGGGGGCCATAGTTGAAATTAAGGCGCCGACAAATTATCTGATCTCCACCTCTTCTGGTTACAGTGTTTTTGCCAGCTCATTGCTTACCGAACTTGCTCCCGTAGCGGGTATGCCGGTGACGCTGAGTTTCAACAGTGTTGATTATGACCTCGTCATTGCGTCCTATACCCCGGGTCAGGATGCGGTGCCTGGCGAGGGTGGCAGTGCAGCAAAAATTCAGGCCAGTGCGGCTCCCGTCACCTACGATTTTTCGAACAGCTCCAGTACGTTCATGATCACATGGCAGGGCACCACCTATACGGTGTCGCTGGTAGCGAACTACATCTCGATGTCGGGACTGCTGGCGGCTATCACCGAGGGGCTCACTGGCTCCGGCCTGGTCGCACGGGACAACGGCGGTACCGTACTGATAACCGAGGCGGCCAGTCCGTTCGTTGGTGGGGCAATCACATCCTCCTCGCTGCCTGCAGCCGTTTTCGGTGATGCCCCGGTTTACAACTCCGGCACGGCATCAACCGGCGGCAGCCCGGCGGTAACGGCAAACGTGACGCTTGCGTATAACAGCACTACGGGAACCGCATTCTCGGGCATGCCTGAAGGTGTGCAACGGCTTTCACTTGCTCACCGTGGCAACGAATACCAGATCGTCTCGTCAGACGGCACAACGGCGACAGTGGCGCGCCTGGTTTCCGGTGCCGTTGATGAGTCATGGCCGGGATTCATCGCCAGGACGATGATCGACTATGAGGCCACCGGACTCAATGACACGCTGAGCTGGCTGGGGCCTTTCCTCGTATGCCCTGAGAATGAAGTGGTGGATGCATTCGAGGTGAATTTCTCCTTCCCGAACGGCATCTGTGGCTTCGACAGTAAGGGGAAAAAGCGGCTCCGGCATGTTGAGTGGGAGATTCAGTATCGCGTCTACGGTTCCGGATCGGGGTGGGTGAGTCACCAGGGAGAGTACGCGCTTAAAAACATCAACGGGTTAGGTTTCACTGAGCGGATCACCCTCAGTTCTCCGGGGCTGGTAGAGGTTCGCTGTCGTCGACGCAATGAGCAGGGCAGTAATAACGCGCGCGACAATATGTACTGGCAGGCTTTGAGAGGGAGGCTTCTGGCAAGACCGGTATCCTACTCAGGTGTAACAACCTGGGCAATTACCGTTGAAACCGGAGGGAAGCTGGCGGCACAGTCCGACAGGCGCGTCAGCGTGGTCGCTACCCGTGAATATGACAGTGGAGGTAACAGAACTATAAGCGGCGCATTCCGTCATGTGGCAAATAGTCTTGGATTTAATGCTAATCAGCTCGACACCTCTGCAATAAATGCTCTTGAAACTGCCTGGTGGACGCCAAGGGGAGAGTATTTTGACTATGAGGCAAGCAGCGACAGTGCTTCAGCGAAAGATATTTTCGACAAAATCACTGAAGCAGGCATGAGTTATTTTTTGTTGTCAGACGGGCTCTTGTCTGCCGGGCGTGAAGGCGTCAAAAACTGGACCGGGATCATTACCCCTCAGGATACGGTTGAAGAAATGCAGACCTCATTCAGGGCCCCTTCCGATGATGATTATGACGGTGTTGACGTCACATATATCAATCCGGTTACCTGGGCAGAAGAAATCGTTCAGTGTCGGACTGCTGATAATCCTGTGCCACGCAAAGTGGAGTCGTACTCACTGGGTATTGTAATGACTGCAGATCGTGCTTACCGGATAGGGATGCGCAGGCTTATGAAGTATTTGCACCAGCGCAGGACCTATGAATGCACAACTGAGCTTCTTGGCTGGTGCTATCAGTTTGGCGATCACATCATTCTTTCTGATGATATTCCGACGGGTAAAACAATCAGCTGTCTGATAGAAGGCGTGACATTCGATGATGAAGTTATCACGTTAACAGTCACTGAGCTTCTTGACTGGAGCTATGCTAATCCGCGCTGCTGGATTCAGTTTCAGGGGGGGCGGCCGTCGACTCGTTTGCTAACGCCGACACGTGTCGATGACTTCACCCTTACTATACCGTACAACGACGACCTGCACCCGGAAGACTGGATTATGGATGATCCGGATGTTGAATTACCTCGCCTGTTGTTTTGTGACAGTGAGAAGGGGGCGCGGCACGGTATCGTTCAGGAAATTGTCCCGTCTGATGACTGTACTTGCCAGGTCACAGCCCCGGAATATAAAGAAATCTTTTACGCATACGACGACGCTACATACCCTGGCGACGTAGCTTAGCAATTTCAAAAAAATCAATTCACCCGCTTCGGCGGGTTTTTTCATTTTTGGAGCACAATGTATGGCCAACATCGAAAAACTTGGCTCGTCATCACCAGAGGTATTGCTTAAGAATGCAACTAACCTCGATAAGTTAGTCAATGGCCGGGAATCGGAATCATTACCTGATCGCTTTGGTGTACTGCGCAAAACCTGGCACGGCATGGAGATGATCTTCAGTCGCTTCATCACGTATATCACGGGGCGTGGCGAGCAGGCGGTTGCATCTATTGGCTGGCAGGAGCTGGGAAACTGGGCGACTGGCCTCACGGTCGATAATCGCCAGCAAATCGTTTACTACAATGGCTCCTGGTACAAATACCTTGGTGAGCTTGAGCACGTCATTGCCGGCGATTCTCCGGAGAACGATGGCGGGGTGTGGTCGGCGGAAAACCCTACGGGAAAATGGTCGAACATTGGAGATGCAGCAATTCGCTCAGACCTGGGTTCAGGCGAAGCAGGTTCAGGAGTGAACCTGGTTTATGGGGCGCTAAAGCAAGTATCCATTACCAACTTTATGTCAAGTGATGAAATTAAGCTGCTGGAAAACCGGGTGCAGGTTGTCAATATAGATAATGCGATAACGGCAGCCAAAGCAGCAGGGCATGAGCATGTTAATTTGCCCTATGGTCACTTTGGGTTACATGACACCGATGATTTTTCTAATTTCTTGGTATATGGATCTAACAAAACCCATTTACCAGATATTAAACTGAAAACCAGAGATGGGTCTTCTGGTGCATTGTCACTTGAGACTGAAGGGACCGTTCTTCATCTCACAGGGGCTGCGGCGGCAAACGGGATTACCTTGTCAAACTCTGGCTCTGGTTACGCCAGTAGCCTATGTGGGATTGTTGGATGCACTATCTACTACCCAGAACAGGACTGGAAAGACTGGGAACTGGGCACCACAGCTGATATCGATGGTGATATCTACTACCAACCGACGGTGTTTCCTCCGGCGTTTATTGCCGACAAGGCCATGCGTGTTGTTTTTGATAATGTATTCTTCATTAATGCATATCACTGGATAGATATTAAAGATGCACAGTTAGTGCATTTTGGGGGAATAGCTGGTTCTCTATTGAATCGTGGATATACCGTAACACGCATGGGTGCCGGAGGTGTAACAGAAAACTTCGACAGTTACCCATACTGGACGTGGGCTTGTGATTTCGCAGGGATCTCAAAACGAGTGAACCACTATTGTGATGCAGTAGCCAAAGGTATTCAAGTTGGCCTCGACGACGGCGTAACGCGTACCGTAGAGCAGATGCGGATCATCCATGCGTCTATTATTGGCGCAGCTGACGGAATTATCTGTGGTGGTAAAGGCGTATCCATTGTTGACGCCAAAATTGATAACGTTATGCGTGGTATCACAATCAGCGACGATGATAACTCGGCATACCATCAGATTGGCAAGGCCTGGGTATCATCTTACTATCGCAACAACTACATTCCTAAGCAGCGAAAAGACGGCAACGTTTACGGGTTTAAATCCAATACGGCGACACCGATTGATTTGTCAGGGCTTCAGGTGGTGCGTGCTGACGGTCGTGGCGTATGGATGCCCTACGCATCAGGAAGCCAGGTTAAGGGGGCTATTGTGCAGCAGTGCATGTACAAGGCTTTCGAGTTTGGTTCCCGTGGTCGTACTACTGACGTTATATCTGTCAACGGTTGCTACGCAGGTATGTACGTCGATACTTCGCTGACTGATCAGGTGGCGTACACGTTTGGGGACTTCATGCGCTGCGATATTAATGGCCTCCAGTGGAAAGGTGCCAGTAACGTCACGCCGTATGTACTTAATAATGACCTGAACTACTATGAGGAAGGGAAGGAACTCGATTTAACAACTCTGGCTGGCCGGTTCTACAAAGGGTATAGCAATACCCTATTCACCCAAGAGCGAGGACTTCGCGGGTTTATTAATAGTCTGGGAGCTTCATCAACAGCCGCACTAGAGACGTTACGTCTCTCGGGCACTAACACTGGCTCCAAGATACTTAACGCAGGACTAGGCATCAGAAACTGTGTTTCTGATGGAACGGGATATGGCGCTCTGGTTCTGTATGCGTCCCTTGCTGGCACAGATACTGCTATTGTGGAAGTATTCGGCGATGGTATTAATACCGGCTTCAGGCCGCTGACAGACGCATCACGTGACCTCGGTGATACTACACATCGTTTCCGTAGAGGTTATTTCTCTGAATCACTGGCCGTTGGTGGCAATCCGGTCGGTGTAAAAGTTGCTGTACCTGCGACTGCTACTTCTGTTGGATCTGTAGGGCAATGGGCAGCTGATACTTCTTATCTTTACATCTGTGTTGCTACCAACACCTGGATGCGAACAGCACTGGAGACCTGGTAATGAAATCACTGGATACGCTTGAAGTTGGTCAGACAGTAGTGATACTCACCAATGCAGGAGAAAGGCTGGAAGGTATTCTGGTTGATAAATCTGACTGGTCTGTAGGATGCCCTGTGGTACGTGTTGGAGACACACTGTACGGTATAGGTTACCAAGCAGATATTATTACTACATCATAAACTTATAGCTAATGATGATATGGGTCTCTCTATTAGGAGACCCCGTAAAATAGGAGGGTATAATGGACATAGTTATAAATGTACAGAAGTCACTGGTTGAAGAGGTCGCACCAGATAAAGTGGAGGTCTATATCGCTGAACTAAAAAATCGATTAGCTCTCTTCTATCCCTCAGCGGAAATAACTGTGACAGCAGAGGAAAGACGTAACTATATCAAGGTTAACGACCCGGTAAACATTACCGATGAACAGACAGTCAGCACCATCACGGATGAGATTTTTAATTCTGGGGAGTGGCGGTATTTATAATACAGCTCCCGACCTAGATGGGAGCTGTATTAGCCCTACCTTTATATGCTATTTTTCTTCATTCTTATTGAGCATAGTGCTAGAGCCATAAGCAAGATAACACTTGGCGAGAAATAACCATACCCTCTCAAAAAGAACTCAACAGAGAATGCAATCATTGCGGCTGATGATATTTTTATGATATACTGACTGTCTGACTGTCTGACTGTCTGACTGTCTGACTGTCTGTAATTCGTTACACTTCTTAATATTAATAAGATATATAAGAGGGATGCCATAAGTCCCATAACCCCAAACTCAGTTATAATTTTTGAAGAAAGAAAGCCACCATCAGTACGGTTGTATTCACCGCCGGTAAGCACCTTGATTAAATAGCCATATTCTCCAAGGGTATCTGTTCCAGCCCTTTGAAATCCTAACCCAATGCCATATGTGTCAGTGAGAGCGCGAATACTGTCATCAATCCCTTGTAAAAAAACCAATGTAGTGAGGTTGTTTGAGTTTTTACTTAGGTCCATGCGAGATAGTAAGTAATCCCCTGCAAATGTTCCTTGCATTGACTGCAAAATCAGTGTTCCAGATACTGCAACAACACAAATTAAAACTGCCAACAATAAGAATCTGTTTGAAAACCAAAACAGGAAGCAGCATATCAAAGAGAAAACCAGCAAGGTAAGATTGGGGAATAGAATGGCTTGAGCAGAGATATTTAGTAGAATGAAAAGCTTACCCTTAAAACTTGAGGTTGATCCAACTATGCAAGAAAGGAAACCGGCACAAAGGGCGTAATGACTATCCTCCGAGAAGGGAAACGCACCTTTCCCTTTTGATGCGTAATTGCCAATGTCAATTGTCCTAAATACAGCTAGCCAGCCGAAAAATAAAAATACACATAAAGCAAACTTAAAAGAATCCTTAACGACTATTTCGTCGCTATTCTCTATTCTAAAAGAAAGAGACCATGCAGCTATAATCATAAGGATTACAACTGGAATTGACATAATAGGTTTGCTGTCGTTGAACGAGTACACCGAGTGAAATGACTCGATTAATAAAAACATTATTACTAATACGAATAAAATTAGTCCCTTAACTCCTATCTTTCGGTTGGTTATTTGTAATATATCAAAGAGTATTATTAATATTGAAACGATCGCAATACCTACAGCAAGTGAGGATTGCTTAAAGAAAACAAAAATAAAAGACGGCAAAAAATACATTAAAACAAAAACCCAAGATAATTTGTATTTTGCGCCAGGTATGCTGATTTTCATATTTAAGATTTATCTAGTTTAAAATTTCTTGTTTCCAATTATCTCACGACATAATCTTGCAATCAATAGGATTGATGTGCATTATGTTGTTGGATGAAAAATGCTCATCATGAGCTGACAAACAACAGGTTTTATTTATGAATAGACGTGGATTTATCCGTAATTTTCTCCCTCTTCCATTTTTATTAATCGGTGTTTCCAATCAATCTTCTGCTAGTCAACCCTTAACAACGGATAGGCCATCATTGAATGGTGATGGTGGAGAGGAAGATCACGCTTCAAAGCTTCAATCCGTTCTTGATTATGCTGCATCCTTAGCGAAGAAGGTTCCTAATGGATATCAAAAAACCGAGATATTTCTCTCGGGGGTATTTAACGTCAGAAAGGCATTAACTATAGATGCTAACAAAGTATGCATTACTGGCCCTGCTACCTTATTATTTGATATAGAAATCGATAAGTACTGCATCGAATTTAACGGGGTAAGCGATGTAAGCTCAGCATATACCAACAATGTTGGTGCCCTTTTCGACTCAATTAATTTTTTTTCAAGGAGGAAAGCAGATTTATTCTATTGTGCCGCCAGCACTTTAGGAGATAAAAATCCAGTATGTTTAATGAATATTACGAAGTGCAGATTTACTGGTTTTGATTGTATTTTTACAAACGGACCTGGCGGTTGGGGGTGGACATGGTCTATGTGTGGTTTTAACTCATGCCAGACGCTGCTTAAAATAAAAAGAGAGAAAGAAACATATGAGCGTTATACATTTGTTTCCTGTATATGGCAGAATGGTGGTGTTGCTTTCTATGTTGATAACCCTGATGGTAAAATATACTGGTCTGATGGTAGTTTTGATTATTGTAAATCGATTGCCATTATATCTAATGGGCATGTGCAGATATCCGGTCATGTAGAATTTAAGGGGAGGAATCGTCCGTTAGTTCAATTATCAGGGATAGGGTCTTCATTCACATTTAATGGTGGCTCAATTTTCATAAGAAAGAACGTCGGCAGATATGTAATGTTTGAGCAGGAATACGATAATCAGATATCTCTTATCGGAGTTAATTTTTTATCTGATGGAGTGAATTTAGATGACTCTCTGATATCGAACAGGAAATATAACTCTTATGCTGTTAATTTTGGGAATGAAAAAACAAAGGATATAATGAAAAATATTCCCTATTAACTTTAGATTCATTTCTCATACTTGAAGTGCGTTTAATAGCTGTGAATTCAGAGATAAGCGGCGATGTCTAAGTCCGCTTATAAATACATTTCTGCGGGGTAAGTAGTTGCATAGGCAGAACGCAACGGAAAAAATCTACACTGGATTGGGTTTTGCCGCAGGAGGGAAATCTCTGAAAATGTAGCCAGTCGAATTGAGGCATCAATGCGTTACGTCAGCGCCGATCATTGATAGCCACTGCCAATATTGATCTGCTGCACACATGCATTTACTGTATTTATATACAGTAAGTTTGACAGGGGGAAGTATGCCGCGTTTATACGAAATCGAGACGGCCTGCCGTAAGGCAATAGATATCCTGCCTAACGGAAAGCGCATCCTCACCACCAGGCGATTTCTGCAGGAACTGGAGAGATATAACTGGCACTGGTCGCCACGGCAGGCTAACCAGTGGATAGAGCACTATGTGACGACATTCCGGGATGTCTCAACGCAGGAAGGCGATGAGCGCACGTTCCAGTTATACAACCCGAACGGAGGGCTATAACGTGGGATTTCCGTCGCCAGCAGCAGACTATGTAGAAGTACGACTGACCGTCGATAAACTCTGTGGTACCGGCCCAAATACTAGGCTCGTTCAGACAGAAACTGGTTACACCGTAGTCGATGTTTCCGGTAAACCAAAGCAAGGAGATACCGTTTTAATTCAATACGGCGGCGGCACTGATTTTGCAAAAATTATGGGGCGGGCATTTATTACACGAGACGGTGAAGCGCTGGAAGGTGAGTCCCTGGATGATGTTACAGTTGTCGGGGTAGTGACATTCGTTATCAATCGGACAGGGAAGGATGATGATGATTGTCCAGTGTTGTGA